CATGGTACGGGTTGAATCCTAGTTTGACCAGAGCGGTATGCATCTTGACGATCCAATCCATCTCCAAGGCGTTTCGCAATGGCTAATGCTTCCTTGTATTGATTCTCATAAAAGGCAAGCAAATCTTTATCGCCCTTTTGGTAGGTATAAGCTTCAACCAAAGAGCCGTACAAAAGTACTGAATCAAAGTTATTGCCAAGCCAGGACTGACCTGCTGCATTGGTAATTGTTGAAACTGGTACGGCAAATCCTGACCCTGATCCGCCAAGATAAGTATTAGATACAGTTAAAGAATCTCCAACTACATATCCTGTTCCGCCCGATGCCAGTGTGGCTGATGTAACTACTCCGCCTGTTACAACAACCGTAGCGTAAGCAAAAGTGCCAGTGCCGCCAGACAAAGGAACGTTGTAATATGTTCCAGAGACATATCCCGTTCCTCCACTAGATATAGTGCCAAGTGCAGTAATTGGAGCTTGAACAATACTATCTGGATAGAAAAAGTAATGTAACTCAGCTGAATATGCCTGATCAGGAGTAGGCCCAAGCATGAAGCTAAGATATAAAGGCGCAGAGCTTTGAGGGCCAAATAATGCATAGTGTTTTGGCAAGCTCTGATAGCTTGATGTTGGATAGCACTCGCGAATAAAGTTAACGTCCTTATTCAGCAAATACAAATAATCTGTTTGGAAAACAATCGTACCAGATACGGCTGCAATGTTGTACTGCGATAAAGTAATTGTCGTTCCTGATACGCTAAGCACTTTGCACTGAACACCAATACCTGTTCCGCTTACGCTTTGACCGGCAAAGATATTTGTAGCAGATGAAACAGTAATAGTATTTGTACCAACCGTACCAGTCGCAGTGGGACTCACACTTGAAAATACCGCCAATGAAAAAGGAGCTAGAAAATCATTGGGGCAAGACAGGTATGAGTTACCAGCAGTCAATACGCCCGTCACATTCTTACGCAAGGATGGGAACAAGATAGAGTTAAATACTCTTTGCTCTGCCTGTTGTATGAATGTATTGATATCATTCGTAGGAAATGTGTATTCCAAATACGAATTGATCTCAGTGACGAGCTGGCTATAGTTCATGCCAATGGGCCTCTAGCAATTCTGCCGCGTTCAGCTGCGCCATTACCCCTGGTCTCTTCGCCAGATGTTTTGATCTCATCCATATTGCCAATTGATACGCCACCGTTTAATGGAGTCCAATTCTTACGAGTAGGCATCTTCACTGCTAAACCAATGTCTGGATGAGTTTGATTTTGCTCAATAGCTTCAGTACCAAACTTCTTGCCATTCATCTTATGTGGAGCAGCGTACTCTTCAGCCGGGCCGTTTGTCTTGTTTCTAGCTTTGACAATAGCTGGGCTATTCTTTTTTGTAGGTTTAATGACCTGCATATTAACCTCCGGTTTGATAGCTGGCTCTGGACAAGTTGCGTCCAAGAGCTTTACGGCTTTCATTTGAAACGCCGGCTACTCCGCCTTTTGCAAGCTTAGTAGGCTTTTTGCCTTTGTGCATATTCTTTTCATGCTTATGCACTTCTTTTGCAGCTTCTTTATCTGCAATCTTTTTAACTTCTGCTTTCTTCATAACCGCTCCTTTAGGTAGTAGAAATTGTAACCGTGCCCACCTGATTTGTGGTAACTAAATTATTAGGAGTCAGTACAGAATCAAACTGACTTGCCCCGCCTATCGGGTTCCAGCCCCACTGAATATCCCTTGATCCACCAGACGGAAAGCCTAAGTTATCCAGTCCAGATGCAACATAACTCAAATCAGGCCTTGGCTGGCGAACGGCTTGAGGATCATCAACCGGATACATACCCAATTGAAGCTGCGGCTGATCTGGATCCCAACACTCAGGGCAAACCTTTAACTGATACAGCTTGGTCTTGATGACCTCCATCTTGAGTTGGCTAAGCTTATACCGCTGACCGCATCTATCGCATTCAGCAATGGAAAATTTGCCAGATGCAAAACGATTTCCCATTAGTAAGCTCCGCCACCACCACCCAAGAATTGCTGTCTTGGCACAAACCGAATAGCCGCTTTCTCTCTATCCTCGCCCGCCGCAAGATCAAACTGCTCGTCATAAGACTGTTTAAGCATTTGCACTCTTGGCATCAATTCTGGGACTTTCATTGAAATATGGTACGCCAGACCGGCAGCTACGGCTGGCAAGAACCTGAAGTTCATGTCCTGTACATTCGGCCCTGCGCCCGCATCCTGAACACGCCGTAGCCGCCAATAGGCAAAGACATAGGGCGTAGATGAATCTGGTGTTGGCCATACAGTTACTGCCGGTAGTTTGGGAACATATACCGCTGCACCCAGTGCATAAGACTGAGCCGTGGTGTTCGCTTGTGCCCTGAAGCAATTCTGTAAAGTGTTACCAGAGATGTATGAATAGTAAATAATCTCACCGCTTGTAGAGCCAAGCTGGATATAGCCATTCGCAGCCAATCCTACCGTGCTAGAAAGCGTTATTACGGTTGCGGTAGATGATACTGCCGCAGCCGCTTGAATCGTTGTTGTGGACGTTTCTCCAGACAATCTCTGAACCCAAACTTGAATAGGTCTAGCCTGGGTTAGTTTGTTGGGAATAGTCGCATAAGTAGAAACACTGATACGAGTAATTGTTAGGTCAGATTGATTAGAGGTGCTGTTGGCGTTGGTGCGGATCACATGATCCAACAAATCAATCGTATCAGTGGGCAATGCATAAGTATTTAAACCAGGAGTCAGAGTAATCGTACCCTGGTCAATAGTCCACATATTGATGCCACGGTTTTGCCACTCTATGGTCATCAGATTCATTGACCTGCGAGCAGTACGCAAGTCATAACCGGAACGCATCTCCCTTCCAGCTCTTTCCCATGCTTCCTCTGCTATTTCGGCAAAGTCTAGGTCAAAGCTGGTTGTTCCAGTAGTGGTTCCGGTATTGATTGACATTATGCGCTAGGAGCTTCTGGCTCTTGTGGAGCATCAACTAATACAGACTGCACAAAAGCATCTACAGTCTTTGCCGGAGCTTCTTGAGCCTCTTCTTGAACTGGAAGCGTAGCATTGAGTTGTGCATCCAAATCATTGATTACTCCTTGAAGATCAGGGTCGATGCCGTTATAAGCGGCCATTTGATGCTCAGCTCTTTTGTTCAACTCATCAAGAATGAATAGCGCGTCTTCGTTGCTAATCTGAATCATTTCTTTTTCCTTGTTTTAGCGGATTTAATAAAGTCTGCTTTAGATGGAGCGCCTTTAGATCCTGGCTTACGCATATGTTCACCAGAACCCTCAGCTATTCTCTCTTGCTTGGCATGAATGTTGGCATACAAGCCAATCTTTCCACCCTTCTTAAACTGCTCAAAGTCAGTATCGTCACGGCGTTTCTTCATCTTGCCTTTAGGCATCTTGGATGCGCTAATAGCACCCATTCCGCGACTTGCCATCATTTGTGCAGCCCCTTAAGAGTCTCAGCTAAGCGTGCCCTTTGGCCCAGTTTCCCAGGCTTCTTGGCCGCTTTAGCTAATTTCTTGGCTGGAATCTTCTCTCCTTGCGGAACGCCCAACTGCTCATGCAAAGCACCAGCTCTTTTGATAGCGTGTTGAATCCATTTCTCAGCCATAATTACTCCTTAACAGGCTTTTCCGCCGTGCTTCATGTGTTCTTGATGCTTATGCAAGTGCTCAATAGCCTCATGGTGCTTAACATGACCGGCCTTGTGCTCGCCGTAGTGGTGGTGATGATGAACATGACCTCCAGCTTCGTGCTCTTTCAAGTGATGAACCTTGTGCTTGTGCTCGTGGCTATGGGGGGCTTCGCCGTGTTCCATGATAGGAGCGTGATCGTGTTTCATGTTTGATCCTTATTTCTTGTGATGAACTTTAGCTTTGCCACCGTGCTTCATGCCGGTAGTTGTGCCAGCCATTTTAGGCATCATAGCTTTTGTATGACCCTTGGTCTGAATAGCGTGTTCGCCGTGTGCACGTTTCTTCTCACCGTGCTCAATACCGGACAAACCTTTTTTCATGCCTCTTACATCTTCAGCGGCTTCTTTCTTGCCGCCAGATGCTTTTACTTCTACGGTGTCATCAATGTGTCCACCTTTAGCATAGTGGTGCTTAGCCTTAGCTTTTCCGCCGTGCTTAAGCGCTTTTTCGCCCATGTCTTTTGAATGGGGTTCTGCTTTCTCGCCGTGCATACTCATGTGGTGCTCGGCCATAGCCAAATGATGATGAGCCAAATGCTTGTGATGAGCTTTTGTCAAGCCACCATGAGCCATACCAGGAGCACCCATAGCGCCAGGAGGCATACCACCGGGGGCTGCCATAGGAGCCGCAGGGGCTGCCATAGGTTTAGGACGATTACGTCCAGCTTTCATTAGTGCAGCCATTGCCATAGCCGCTTTAGGATTCATTGCCATATCACCACCTCTTTTAAAATGTTTGCCTTTATCGGCTTCCGCAAAATCACGACCCACAGATTGTGGAACGTGCACCTTCTTTGCAAAAGCCTTATTATGGGCTATTGCTTCCATAAAATCATGCTGCTTTTTACTGCTGCTCGGCATTTCAATCAGCCTTTTTGACGAATAAGGAGATCAATCTTTTCTTCAAGTCTGTTAAAGCGTTGATCAATGTGGTCTGTAATTCGATTAACTTCTGCATTGGTGACGTACTCACGAGCAATCTCCTCTCTGGTTTTGTTCAACAGAATGTCAATTCTTTTGACTTCATTAAACTTCTCTTTTAAAAAGAACCCGATTATCCCTATCAATAGAGATAAAACGCCGTTCCAAACAACCATTGCATCCATTTAACACTTCCATTTTCTCAAAGATTTATTGATGCGACTATCTGGATCTTTTGCTGTCTCTGATCCGGTCAATTTCTTCTTTAATCCTTCCATCCTGGCGCAAAAAGAATCTTTCCTTGAGCCACCCTCTGGCTGAGGAGGCTTGAGGTTCATTCCTTGCTTCTTGGCGGATTCTCTCCCTTTGGAGTTCAGACCACCAGCCGGGTTTTTCCCCTCTTTGCGTTGCCAAGCTGGTGTCTTCATCAGGTGTTTCCTGCGTCTGCTGCGTTTTTAATCAGATAACCTTCTTGCGAAACTGTCAAAGCCGCAGTACCGGTACTAACTTTTGCTTGCAATTGGATGTCCGTTTTCTCAGAAACAAGCCTGGGCATTACTCGCTGTGTATGGTAGTTGTTTGT